TTCCCGCATTTAATATTCTAAACTGATCGGTTACAATTGCCGCCATTGTTGCTAGCTTTTTTCTATATTTATAACTATCCCAGGTCCTTTCTGAGAGATCCATTGTCTCTCAAACCGAATCCCCGTCTTTGGATAGTGGGGAATGTTGACAATCCAGCATCAACTCTCAAACCTGTAACGCCAATAGCGATTGGTGAAGATGCTCTGGTAAATCCAGAAAGTCTACCCCAAGAAAGTGTTCCTTGTGGAACCGTCAGACTACCTGTGGTTGTGAGACCCGCGTGCGTAGTCGTAGAAAGGATGTTACAAGTAGCAACTCCAGTTGTTGCAGTTAAGTGGAGATCATTGATGATGTAAACATTATCCAAGAATGTTGTTCCGATAGCAACGATTGAATTATCAGAACCATTGATGGATCTTACACCATTACCAACACTGGTGTTCTTGACGAAGATTGGATAACCTTCCTGAAGTCCTGCAGTGCTAGATGCTGTGAAACTGAACGCAAGAGCAAGTGAGTTTCCGCCAGTTCCAACTGCTGTGGCAATACCAGTAATTGTTGCAGCAAAACCGGCAACAGCAGTAATTCCAGTTAAAGTTTCAACAGAAAGTGCTGGAGCAGAAACCAGAACCTGTGGAGGTGCTGTGCGCGTGTATCCAAAACCGGCATTTGTTACGGATGCAGAATTGATAAAGTCATTGACAATAGTGACTGTGCCAGTAGCAGTTGTGCCAACACCAACACCCACTGCCTTCGGTGCAGCAATCTTAAGTGTTGCTGAACCAGAATAACCAGCACCTTCCTCAGTGACATCCAAGGAACTAATAGTTCCCGTGGCAGAAACTACAGCAGTAACAGCAGCAGATACATGCTCTGTTGACGTATTAACAAGCAATCCATTAAAACTATTAATAGTGATAGAGGACTCATTTTCTTCATAGTTGAAGAATTGTGCGTCATCAACAAATATTTCAGTTGCAGAATCAGAAATGTCTCCAATGACTCTTGCGGTAGGATAAACCTGACCCTCAATAGAATCTCTAGACTTGTAAACGAGTTCACCACCAAGTCTCTGATCTACCTTCTGTTTAATCCAACTGAGTGGTTTGAAGTTAGTATCATCAATGCCAAGACCAGAGTAAATGTTAGTTTCTACCTTATCAGAGTTATTGATGTTGTAAATTGTTCTAGGATCCTGAGCAAGACTGTTATCAGTCTTCTGCATTTGTAGGAGATCACCTGGTTCAACCGTAGTGTTAACATCTACACTGACGCTATCAGTTCCTCTTGTACCTCTATAGAAGAAGATATCAATATTGTCATTTGAAGTTGGTGGAGTTGTAAACACAATCGATGTGCCACCAACAAACTGATAATGAACATTAGGTTGCTGTATAACACCGTTGATATAAATCAGAAGAACTGCTTCAAGATCAATTACTGAAGAATCTGGATTATTCTTATCAACTTCAAAACTCAGAAGTTCACCCTTATAATTGAGTGGGAATCTGACACGAGATCCATCAATCAAATCGGAGATAGAATCAATGTAATCAAGTTCACCAAACTGCCATGCAGCGAATTTATCATTGAAGATATCCAGGACTTCAAACTCTGGATCATTAACCATGGCAGGAAGACCTTTGGCAGTTACAAGACCAACTGGTTTGAACTTATCACCAATTCTGAATCCATATCCATTTCTTGCAATTTTAAAGTTCTTAACTTCAAAGAGGGTAGATCCAATTCCAACCGATGTTATGGCAGCACCAACTTCAACATTAAGGAGCAAACCACTTCCCGAATCAGTTGTAGCACCCTGACCAAGACGAGAAACTCCAATGATTGGAAGATTTTCATAAGATGGTGAAGGAATATTGATAGTTGGATTAGAACTGTATCCAGTTCCACCATTAGTTACGTTAAATGCAAGAGATCCACCAGCACCAACAGTAACTGTGACAGCAGCAGCGTTACCAGTATGATTTGGATCAGTGATTCCAATAGCAACAGATCCACGGTAACCAGAACCAAGAATATCGGTAGCACCCGCTCCAATAGACTGAATTACACCACCAGAGACAAACGCTGTTACAGAAGCACCAACAAGAGGAGCAACACCAAGACCTTGAGTAGATCCGAGGGAAACAATCATTCCACCTCTTGGAAGTTGATTCTTGTTTACATCAGTTTCTGAAATAACAAGATCATCATTTGAATCTTTTACTCCAGTGAAAACTACATTGGAAGCACTACCACTTTCTGTGAAACTGTAGTTTCCTCCAGTATTGTTATCAGTTGTTGGAGTTTGGAACATATTGTTGATGAACACCAAACCACTACCAGTTTCAATGCCTGTTGTATTAGCACCACCAACAGTCAGACGATAAGTTGCACCAATACCAGTAAACTGTCTGGTGATGTCGTCGTAAATTTGGTTAGATGCATAATCATTTCTCAAATATACTCTACCATTGAATGTAGACTTGTGGAATGGAATATTACTGTTATCAACCAGTTCTTGAGTGTTACCTCTAGGTGCTTCAGTAAAGTGAATCTTACTTCTGGTCATATTGTAAGAACCTTGGAAAACTCTGATAGTGGATCCGTCAGTATGTGTAGTTGCCAAAGTTCCAACAAATCCTCTCTCAGTCTTAACAACATTGAAAGAACCTGTCCCCGTAATAGGTCCGATAGTTGTGGTTCCAAGACCTACAGCGTTAACCTTAACAAACTCATCATCAACCTTTAGAACATCTCCTGGGAGAATAGATGAGATTCCAGAAATACCAAAGTATGTTGCACCAACAGAAATAGATCCACCGTTATTATTAAGAGTGTAGTTAATTGGAGTGAATGCCAAAGGAGATCTTGAAACGCCATCAATGGTAATCAGAGACTTCTCAAGTTTCTTCTCCATTTCAAGGGTGTGACCATTTCCGCTTCCAGCAGAGTTGAATGTAACTGCTGCACCAGTCTTACTTGTGGCAAGTTTAAATTCATTATTATTAGTCTTGATAGCATATACAGTAGATGGAAGAATATTACCATCAGACATAACCATAGATGTATGAGCACCACCAATGAAAGTAGATCTTGGTGTATATGTTAATTTTTCACGATCACTAAAGAAGTGATCAGCAATTGTAAATACACCTGTTCCCAGATTGACTACGGTAGAAATTCCAGGATTGAATTGTTTTTCAAACACTGGGACACTGTTGTGCTTGACATCAAAGTCAACCTTGTTAGTTCTATCGCCATTGATAGAATCAAACTGAGAAGTTTTCAGCTGTTCGTTTGCAGAACCATAAGTCAATGTTGCAGGAACATTATTTAAATCTTTCTCAGTTTGGATGATCTCACTGTAAGTCTGTACTGTGATATCATCTGTAATACTTGGATCTGGGTGGAATATTAAAATAAAGTTGTCAACATCAATATCAGCACCAAATGTACCAATACCCATAGTGCTGCCGATAGACAGATGTGGATATTGTACCGTAAATGCGTTGGTATTGTTATGGTTGAACAGTACCTGATGAAGTGCAGAAGTGTTACCATAAGACACTTTTGCAGTAGACTTAACTGTTGTTACATCTGCTTTTGTATATGTTAAGACTGTAGAGATACCAGTTCCCGAGAATGTAGAGAATTTAGTCTCAAGACGACCCTCTCTAACAGAACTATCTGGTTGACCGGTTGCTTTGAACGTATGAGTACCAATTCCAGCACCTACTGTATTGAATCCAACAATCCTAGAGCGAACAAGAACATTATTGGACTCAGTATTCTCAAAATTCAATTTAAGAACACCAGATGTTATGTTGCTGGTGAAAGTTCCAATAAACTTGGACGAAGTTCCAACAGTGCTATTATCAAAGAAGAAGTCTGATCTGTAAGTATCAGTTCCATCATGATCGACGAACATATCAACAATTGTCTTGTCACTGGTAACTGTGTCGATCAGTTCAATATTTGCAAATAGAGATTCAGTTCCACTTGAAGAACCTTCAAAAACTAATCCTGTAGAACCAACGCCAACGGAGATATTATTTCCAATTAAATTAACAAATCCAACCGATTGTGTGCCAACACCAGCAAGAGTTGTGTTGAAATTATTCTTTATAAACTTAATATCCAGATCATCATTATAAGGATCGTCTGGTGTAAGTCTCAATGCAACATTATCAAATGCGTCTTTGAAAGCTTGAATATCAGCAAGATCATCTTTCGTATTGTGAATAGATGCTCTCTCAACAGTGATTAAATCGTCATCTTTAGTATTGACAACAATCAGTTCAGTTGCTTGAAGATCCTTGCTGTTTGGCTTGATCATCTGAACCAGATATCTACTATATCCATCATTAGCAATGAACTTATCAATATCACGATACAGAGTTGTATTAGCATTCTCTTGATTGGAGAATTGACTGTTGAAGTTATCAATCGTCAGAACTCTATTCGTTTTACATTCAATGTAATCAGCAAGTCTCTTATTCTGGAACTTGATGAACTTGGACTTGTTGTTTGATGTATCAACGTCAATACCAAAATCAAAGAAGTTGACAGCATCAACTCTCATTGTAGTTCCGTTCACATTTAGATTGATAATATCAATCAAAGCAGTGCTATCTGCATCTTTTGCTGTAGCAGAAATTTTTCCTTCTGATGTTATTCCAGTATCAGCAAAATTTTTCAATCCAGAAGAGTGAAGCATTCTATTGACTGGATTTATCCAATCTTCAAACTCTATTGGACTCTTAATGCTATAGGACAGATTTTGATAATAATCGTTGTCAGGAATAACTTGATAGTCCTGATTTAACTTACCAGTATCATCCGACCAACCATTATCAGTCTCAAGAGAATAATCAACTTCAAAAATACCAGTATTTTCATCAATTTTATTGATGGTCGCTATAGTGCCAGAATTCTTTCCAACAATCACATCATCTTTAGATAATTCATAAGTTCCATAAACTTTAATTGCATCATTAAGATTATTAGTAACTTTTAAATCTACTTCAGTATAAGTATTACCAGACTTAATTAAGAGTGATTCACCAACAATAAACTCTAAAGGAGACTGTACGACAGTAAATGTTGGATAGTTGTTCTTGTTGATAAGAGTTGCAAAAGTGCTCTGACCATCAGTCTTTGCAACACCAGCATTAGTTGCATAAGGAGAAATATCAAATTCAACCTCTGCAGGGTTGGTATTTCTATATGCAGTGACTTTAAAGAAGTTATAAGAATTATCTTGAGAGTTGAATCCTGTGCCTGTAGTAGATGCTAGAGCAATGTTCTCGGCATATACAAAGTCATTTACAGCAAACGGTGCTGTAGCGGTTGTAAATCCAGTGGTTGGAGTTGCGAGAACACAAGTTACGACACCTGCAGGTGATGAGAAAATACTGTTAACGCCAACACCGTTACTATTGTTTACGGAGAATACTTTAGATTCTGTATCAGAAAGACCTCTAGGAACATCGAGTATTTCAACCTTGTTGATGGATGAACCCTGAATCTTTGCAGTGAGAGTTCCATTATCATAAGGAGTTCCTGTATCAGGATTAACGAGAACAAGATCTGGAGGAGAAGTAAATCCAGAACCACCAGATGTTATCGTTATACCCGAGATGGTATTTCTATTGACAACTGTAATATTTGGTGAGATGTAAACTTCTGGACTGAGTGTTTTATCTGCAGAAAAATCAAATCCACTATCTTGTATTGTAACTTGATTGATTCTACCAAGAGATGTAGATGTAGGAATGATATCTGCATTAATACCTGCAGTAGACGCAATACTTACAAACTTAGGCAGTTTCTTGTAACTTGCTCCACCGAAAGTAATTTGTAATTTATCAACACCACCAAGAGCTCTTGGTGAAGGAGTGGAATACTTAAGTACACTGGTAGAATCTTGATTATAATCAAGATCTTCTGGAACACTCTTGAGGGAAACGTTAAATACGGTTTCACCAACTCCTGTAACACTATATGTTCCAGAATATGTGCTATCAACAAAGTTGATTTCAGAGTAGTTTGTTACTTCAGTGTCAGCAGTGCTAATGTATCCTGCTTTATCTAATTGATAATAAACCTTGGATGGAAGATCCTTGTTAAAGTTAAGAGTGACCGTTGATGCAGTTACTGTATTGGCAATACCAACAGTTCCAACACCCACAGTGCTGAAAATTGTAGAGGAACCAATAGAAATTAATTCATTTTTGAAATCGCGATCATAATAAAGTCTGAAGTTATATCCACTCAAAGAGGAATCATTTACATTGAATACTAAATTATTATCTCTTACAACATTCAATCTTGGGTTGATTGAAGACAACTCTTGACTGGAACCACCAGTGGACCCAAAACTAACCACGGTTGGTGGATTAGAAACTGCATCAAACCTTGTATTTGCAAGATTGATAGTATTGTCATCAATTTTGTAAACAAAGTAAGATCCGGTAGAAAGACCAGATATAATAAGATCCGAATCATAGAATACCTTATCACCTGTTCTGAGACCATGCTCAGTGAGTGTCAATCTGTTTGTAGAGGTGTTTACCGCAGTTGAAGTGAACCCGATTGGATTAACAAGTAACTTATCATTTGCAGAGTTATACTTAAGGTATACAGAAACAGATGTACCAATTCCAACTGACTGTTCGGAGTTTACACTCAGATTTACAATATCACCATTAATTAAACCGTGTGCTGTAGAGACAGCAACTTTTGCTCTAATTTTTTCTACTTTAGCAGTTACTTGAGTTTTATTTGAAGTTAAAGAATATCTGTAGTCTCTACTGTCCGCATTGGACGTTATATTTCTGAAGAATAAACCTTCAGTATTGGTGGTAAGGCCAACTTGAGTGCAGAGACCAATGATATCGTCCGTCTTTTTGACTACAAATAAACTTTCAGTATTACCACTTTGTGGAATAGTATAAGTTGCGCTAGTATTAGTATTTGAAACTGTAAATCCTTGTGATCCAGCAACTCTTTCAAATGTAACCTGCTGACCAGTTTTGAACGGATGATTAGGCAGATAAATTCCCTGAGTCGGCACTGAAATTGTATATTGACGACTTCCAGTAAAATATCCCTTGGAAGAGGAAGCTCCAACAGTAGTTCCAATACCTACGGATTGGATACTATTAAAGAATACCTGATCATTTACAGCGGAATCAAAGTAAGGAACATTTACAGGTAAAGTAAATTTGCTTGGAGATACAAACACATCAGTATTTGCCGTGTGCGCGGCACCTACAATCCCCCTCAAGACTCTAATTGCCTTTTTGTCTGGATATGTACCCAAAACAGATAAAGTCTCTGTGCCGATCCCCAGAGTGCTTCCTACAGAAATGGAATCAACAACTCTATTGACAAATATATCGGTTACAAAACCAACTGTAGAATTGGCAGCGACTTGAACGGAAAGACGAGTTCTTTCTGACGAAACTCCAATTTTATGAGATTTTGTGAGACCAGAAATGAATGTAGATAGTCCAGAAACTGCAATCTGATCGTTGTCAAAGTATCCGTGGGACGGATCCACATTGACAGATACTGAACCACTCTTCTCCCAAACAAGAACTGTATTTTGATGACTTTCAACTGTAGTGGTTACATCTACTATGGACTTACCAGTGACTCTACTGACATATCCAGAAAGTCCACCACCACTAGTATCTTTATTGTCAAAACTTAAAACTTCTCCAACTCTGTAATCTGTACCAGCATTGTTAATCTTAAATCCATCTACAGATCCTCTGGTGATAGAATCAATTATGGCGCTTTGAGTCAGAACTTCATTTGGTTCGGAGACAAAATCATTAGTAGCAAATTTATCACCAGCAACATAAGGAAGAGTATTTCTTCGTAAATCAGAAGAATTAAAGTCAAATGTTTGATTTATATTTTGAGTTACAGGAACGGATGAATAAGATCTACCAATAAAGAATGGGAACTTACTATTTTTACCATCACTGGTTATCGTGGCGTGATAAGCATAAACTCCATTGGGATATTCTGGAGTTTTGGCATATCTTCCATTATGCTCATCAAGATCTCCAGAGTCCGTAAACTTGTAATCTTCTACAAAAAATCCAGCAGTAAATCCTGAAGGTCTGTCAGAAACTTCCGCAGTTGCTAATTCATAACTACTTGTTAGAATTTTAATGCCTGAGTTTACATCTGACGGATCAGTGAAAGCATAACCACCATATATGGGGTTGCCATCATATGCCCAACCAATAATTGGGGAGTGCGTTCCACCAATATCACCAAAAGTATCGGCACCAATAGCAGTGGAGTATCCTACCAATCCATATCCAAGTTTTTCTTCAGTTTCAACTAAAATTTCATCACCGAATCTTTCATGAGTATTGCAGACTAAATCTCTTACTTCAACATCAACAGCACCATTGGAACCAACAGAAGTTACGACTACTGAGGTAGTATTTTGAGTGTATCCTGCACCACCAGTAAGAACTACGACATTAATAATTTTTCCGTCACTAACAATCGCTCTAAGAGTTGCTCCAACGCCCTCACCCTCAACTTTAAGATCTGGGGCAGATGAATACTCAGTACCAGGATTAGTAACCTGTACAGAAACAACTTTTCCACCAGAGATTAATGGTTTTAACTCTGCATTCTTACCATTCTTAATCTTGATGTCTGGTTTTTTGTGGAAGTTCAGAATTGTTGATCCATAACCTGTTCCAGTTTCATACAGATAAAGATCAACAATCTCACCTCTTACTGCTGGAGTTGCTGTGATAACTCCAGATACACCATCAAACTCTGCATTAATTGTAATTGTTATTGGAGGATAAGCAAAGTTTTGAATTCCGCTTCCTACATTAGTAATGTTGACATGCCGTCTCTTAGTGTAATCAGTTGTATTTGTTCCACCAACTCCAGCATTTGCAAGTCTAAAAGAGTGATCATCAATCTTTAATACTTGATACTGAACACTAGTAGTTAAACCAGTTACGGCAGTATTATCTGTTGTATAGACAATTTTATCACCATCTAAGAATCCGTGATTATTAAAGGTAATTGAATCATTAACGGAAGAAATGCTCTCAGACTTAACTTTTAATTGTCTGTTCTCATACCCACTTCCAGAGTTCGTGACTTTAATTGAACTAATATTTTTCTTCCCATCAAATAATCTGAATTTATGAATACCTTGAGAAGTGGTAGTAAATCCTACTGTACTAATTCCACTTGAGTAATTTTCAAAAGTCTCATACAACTTGATTGTTGTTGGGTTGACAATCTGAGCAAAGTATACGGATCCACTTGCTAATGCTTTATCTTGATGCTCATTGGAACCACCAAAAGTTCCAATACCGATTGCATTATTACCATTTCTATTGTAGACAATGGCATCACCATTTCTTAGGTTGTGTGCTTTTTCAAATGTAATGGTATCATCAGCATTGTCAATACCACCACCACCTCCAGTTAAACGAGCATCAAACTCAATTTCACGATATCTGGTTTCTAGTATTGGTTGTAAAACTGCACCAGATCCATTACCACCATCAATGGTGATGGAAGTAACATCTACTAAATCAAAATCTTGTGGATCAACATGTACTTCAGTTACACTACCACGAACCACAGGTCTTACAAGAGCAGTAGTGTAAGCAGCACCAGGGGAACCGATTTCAATAGTGGGTGGATTAATCACATCATAATTATTGCCACCGTTGTATAGTCTTACATTTTTGATTGGACCATAGTAAATCTTGTCATTTGACTTATAGTTTATAATTTCAGTACCATTAACTAACATTCCTGTAGATCCAGGAGTAGTTGGTGTTCCCTTACCGTCTTTGATATTTCTAACGATTGGGAATTTTTTCAACAATTGTTGAGGATAAATTGCATCGCTCTTTTGGCTAGCAAGAACAAATTTGTGTGATCCTGCACCAGCGGAAGTAAATTCTAAAGAAGATCCCCCCTCAATAAGTGACCTTGAGGCAAAGAGTTTAATTTGATTAGATGCAGACAGCACCTTAACGAAGTAAACGCCCTCAGGGAGTCCTACAAGGGTGTCTGAGGATGCTTTATAGAAGACTTCATCACCAGTTTCAAAAGGAACCGGAGATGCAAAGGAGATAATACTATATTTTTGTCGTGTCGAATTAAATCCTTGGAGAGCACTACCAGCAGCAGATGCAAGAGTTGCGCTCAGAGCAGATTCACTAATGTCATATGAGGGTAAGGAGTTTGAAGCAACATATGCATGAGTGTCGTCTACATACAAATTCTGAACATCAGTGGTGACGGTATTGTCCCCATAGAATAGTGGAGTGCCACTACTGGTAGCGGTTTCAAGTTTTCTCCTAATTGTATAGATTGTCGTAGAATTTGCAGTAAATCCTGCAAGGTTATTAAGAGTGATTTGCTTGTTTGAAGCACTAACAGTAGCAACTACAGCGTTGGCATGAAGAACAGTTTCTGTAGATCCATTTAGAATATCTACACTATCTCCGATCTTAAGACTAGATTCGTCAATTTCACTCTTTAATTGAACTGTGCCGCCATTGATGCTCTCTACATCAAATCTACAACTTGTATTGTAAATCCAACTATTAGCAAATATTTCTTTATCTGTCTTATTCAGTTCTGGATTTTTGATTCTTTCACCAATATTTTTAACGAATATCTTTTGCCCCTCATTTGAAAGCAAGACATCATTGGTTGCTTTGAATTTGGAGAGAACACCACCAATACGAATTTCTACTTTCTTAGAAATGTCACCATCTTCAAAACCAACGTAAACTTCATCAGTTCTTAGTTCTGTTGATGGGGTAATAGCAGTTCCAATACCACTACATCCAAGAAACTGGTTTACAGTTTTATCTGTATATTCAATCGTATTTCTTCCAGAAATAATCTTTCCAGTCTGAGCAAATCCAACAGTAGAATCAACAGTAACTACAGAGGCACCGACACTGACTGTATTTGCTACTCTTGTAGCAGGTTGAACCTTAAAGGTCCCCTCAATAAGATCTCTATCATCAAAACCTACAAACAGTCCAAGTTTATAATATGTGCTAATTCCAGAGCGCGTGAAAATTTCTACCTCAGATACTGAAGCTTGAGTGGCACTGTCAGTAGATTTTCTAATTGTTTGTCCGACTAACTTATTCGGATCACCAGAAACTCTCTCAACAACAACTTCTTCTCTTCTTCCAAACTTTGCTGCTGAAGGTTTTACTAGATAATCTTCTAAATCAATTACTTTAGGATCAACACCATAAAGAACTTTGAAGAGAATCTTGAAAGAATCCTCTGTTCCTTTTGATTCGTATAAACTTCTTATCTCCTTGACAAAGTTATTAACATCTAAATCATCTACAAAATCAACATCTTCAAGACCAGGAGCAAAAGAATACTTTAACTTTCTATAAAATTCCTTGAGAAAAAGAGCACTGAGATTCTGTACTATAGAACCATTAGCATGAACTCTCTCTGAAGTGTCGCTGAATACTAATTCTTCTGGATCAAGAGAAGAACGATATGAAGAAATGCCACTAAAACCTCTAATACATCCAGTAAAAGAAGTTGCAGTTTTTCCAGTATATGTTATAATTTCATCATCAATCTTAAACAGACCATATTCATCAGGAAATCCTTTGGTAGTAGAAACCTGAACTGTATCGGCAGTAGAAGAAATTCCAGCAGTCAAACTGGTATATCCAGTGACAACCTCTGGTGTAAGGTTATCAAATTTAAGATACTGGTCTAAGTTCTCAACAATATCAGTAGCACCGCCCTGATGTTCTTGAGAAATATAATATTGCTTCAGAAAGTCAATAGATTTTGGACTTTCGGATCTAAGAAATTCGGGTAACTGACTTTCAATTACTTGCTGAACTTTTACCCTTCTTTCAAAGCCTGTTTGTATCATTCTTATCCTCTCTTAAGTTCTCCGTTTAGGTAACTTGAAGTAACTTTATAACCGACGCCAGAGATCTGTTCGCCAGATGTAATAGTATCTTTAATCATATTTATCTCACTATCAGCAACCGAGAAAGATAGATAAAGGTCTTTCAAACCGATAACATCATTAGAATCAGGGACTGCCTGAATCTCAACAATATTATTTTCCTTGACTGTAGATGAGAATGTTATTGTATTCAGTATAATCTCTCCTTTGATGTAATCAACTGTTCCTGCCGACTTGATTACAACTTCATATTCACCCTTTTCATTCCTTTCTTTAACTACAGAAATAACTCCTTTACCATTTTCTCCTGGAGTATCGGTAAAATAGAATATTCCATTTCTTCCAGAGAGTCCAAATCCTGTACTCTTAATGTTGAACCCATTTTTATCCATACGGAACTTATTTCCGTAGCAAAGTTCATACTGTGCAGAAGTATTAAGTAAAGTTTTCAGATTTCTTCTGATTCTGACTCTTGTGATATTAGAGGTAATAGCATTATCAGTGCTATCAATGGTTTGACACAATTTACTGTATTTGAAGCGTCCACCAAACTGATTAATGTTAGCTGTGGCAAAAGTATTCAGTGTTGAGGAAACTTTTGACTTCAAATCATTGACATTTGAGACTTTTGCGTTATTGTAGTAGACTGCAGAGTCAATTTCGACAAAAAGTACCTTAAGATCAACAATTTTTTGATTTATGCCCGATAAAGAATAATTTTTGAGTTTTGTGGCGATAGATTCTTTGTCAAAATCCGAAACAAAGTCGCCATTTTTGGGTTTGATGCTAATTATTACGTTTCCAAACTCGGGTGGGTCTAATTCTTCGCCACCAACAACCGAAACAGACTCAGTATTTGGGTAAATTGACTGAATTATCGCCTCATAGTCGCGAGCAGTGACTGCACGGTACTGTGAAGAGTAAATTCTTGGTGCAAAATACTTAATTGAGTCAATACTTTCAATTTCTCCGCCATTTTGTGCCTTTGAAGTGGTTGAAATCGTGACATCACTACTTGGAACAATCACATTTCCAAGATTATCAGTGACTCTTCCAGAATATGCGAAATTTTTCGCTCCATTTCCATCAATACCGTCTGTAGTGATGTAAGAAACGGTAATTATCGCTCCATTTTCTAATTTTTTACCAAAATATCCGTCACCGAAGAGAAGTTCATACCTTTCATCTTGAACTTCTTGTAAAAGATAGATTTCAGAGTTCTTATTCAGGTTTAAAATGTTCTGGGCAAGTTCATATTCCTTTCCTTCACCAGAATCTGATGCTCCCTTGACTTTTACAACGATTGTTGAGGTATCAATGAAAGAATTTTGTAAAATAAAGCGTTGATCTAAGGATCCATCAACGACAAATTGTTTTTTTAAGTAAGTTCCTTGGCAAACATCAAGGTCATTGAACTTAGCAGTTCCAGAATTGATAGTAGTGGTGACATCTTCTGGAACTGAGAAGACAAATTGACTCTCATTGACGCTTCCTACGCACACCAGACCCGCCTCTAAGGTCATTGTAGGTGATGTGCTTGTGGTTTGTACCGTCAGATTAACACGCGCCTTAGCGGCGCTTCTGGAGCGAGGTACATAACCAATATTTCTTGCCAAAGAAACAACATTTTCCCTCAAAGTTGCCGAATCCAAGAAGGATTCGTTCACAATCATGTTTGAGTTATAGGCAGTAATGTAAGTATTATACGCTAACGTGTCAATTAAGACAGAAAAATTAGATCCCTCAAAATCAAAGTCCGTAAACGTAGAGTTTGCACGGAGATAGTCTTTGATTTGGGACCTAATTTGGTCAAAATCTAGATTTGTAAATTTAGTAAAAGGCATATTACCTTGTTGCCTCTAGCAAAAATGAAAATTCTTGAGTAGGAAAGTCCTGACCAACAATATCATAAAAGATAGTAACATTAAATGTGTTATTATCTGGTTGAGGATCTACATCAACCTGCACATTTGCAACTCTAGGTTCAAAATTATCAATTGTGGTGATGATTTGCTCTTCAATTACACCCGCAGTGGCAAAATCAACGAAATCAAAAAGACTTGCCCGCACATCAGACCCTAAAATTGGTTGAAAAAACCTTTCTGTAGGGATCGTCTGCACTAAATTTTGAACAGATCGCGTGATTGCTCTTGCATTCTTCAAAATTGGCAAGTCTTTTGTCACAGGATGTGGGTCAAAAGACAGACTTATGTCTCTAAATGCTCTTGATTCCCGTGAAATTGCCATTGATCAGTAGTTTTCTTGACTTTATTTATGGCAGCAGGGTCACCATAAACTTCTTGGATCAATCTTTCCTCTGGATCTTCGGTTTTATGTGGCTTGGACCAGTATTCGTGCATGTAATTATTAGGCATTGACCAGTAATCCGTAATTAAGTTTGTTGTTCCCCACATTTTATACATGTGGTTTTTGTCCCTATCAACGGGTGAATTGCCCATTTAGTCCTCGTTGGGTGATTCAGTGTATTTATTTTCGCGTTCGTCTGCCGTTTTCCAGAAGTATTCATCTTCACGACCCATACCGAGACGCTTGTAACCATTTTCAACTTGATAATACTGAGTAGAAACCTTAAAATCAGGCATTTTTGGTTCTACAGGGGTCAGACTATTATCAAAGATACGTAATCTATTGTTTGGATAGAGTGCATACTGTCCGTTTTCAAGTTCAATTAGGTTATGAGACTTGTGTTCGGCAGGATTTTCACTGGTCGCCCAGTCTACGTAGTCTGGATCATGATGATAGTTGTCAATTGTACAGACATAAGTTCCCTTTACAATACCATGATCACGGGTATAACACTCATAATCCATTGAACCAATAAACTTCTTGTCTACACTGACGACACCATAGTCCATACAGTTCCAAAACTGTAGGTTAGGGAGGTCCATGTCAGGTGTAGGGGTCTCTGGATCCGAGACAAACGCACTAATCGGCAACTTATCATACATTGCCGCGTATTCTGGTAAGTAAGTTTCAAAATAAAAAGCGCGTCCAGGTATGGATTTAACCGATACCCAAACGCCCTTTACAAACTCACCATGTCCAGATTGATGATCCGTCAGATATTCTTTACGGACCCATACTTCCTGAGAAGGAAGATTAGCAATCAAGCAAGCCATATAGTCTTTACAAATCTAAACTATGTATTATCGTCCTTGACCGCGATATGCTTTAGGTTTTCCATTACGAGAAGTAGCGGCGTACTTCGTGTTTTTTCCCGATCCTTGACGAGACTTCTTCGGTTTTCCGGGCATAAACCCGTCTTTGACGACACCGACTTTAGAACGCATTGCCATTAAGAATAATCTCCAAATACTTTAGTTTCAATGTCCGAGGGACGCGGACGACCTGTCTGATAGTATTCTACCGCCAGGTCATCCATAATATCAAAATACTCTTCCTCTGTCAAGTTCTTGAACTTAGTCTCTCCCTTAATGAGGATTGTGTACCTGTCAGCCATAATCAGATAATACGAGACTTCTCGTGACCGACTCTGATGTTAGGATCACACCAAATCTCATATCCTGCTTCGATAGCATCTAGACAGAATGACACATCTTCTCCACACATGTCCTGAACTTCACCACTCTCAAAGACTTGCATCTTCGGAGCGAACCATGGATATTTGATCTTTTCGTCTTCGAAAACACCATGTTTGATGAGCAACCATCCGAAACCTGCATAATCAACTGTGAATGGTTTCTTACGCTTACTGATGGTCTCCAAGGTTTCATGATTCATCACTCCACCATTACTACGGAAATCATCTTCATCCATCCAGTGTGCTACAGAGGTTGTCTGTCCGTCCTCAGTGCAATACCAACCAGATGCAATGTCCTTATCCATCAGAACCAACTGAAGGAACTTCTCTGTGTTGAAGACAATATCACTGTCAATCCACAGTTGCCAGTCATACTTCAGTTTTCCATCCCAGGGAATCTGATCGGGTCCACGCAGTACGTTTGCTCCAAGACACTTACAACGTGCAAAGTTTACCATGGAACTGTAGTCTTGAGAGATCTGAATACTACCTCCCATTTGTACGATGTCAAAACAAAGTTGTACGAAGTTCTTCAGATATGTGTATGATACTCCTCGTCCAGGAAGACAGAATACTACTGACTTACCTCGTACCATCTCCCTTGCTTTGTCGTAATCATACTGAGGAGCAGATCCCCCTTCACCCTTAGCGGGCGATTTTGCTTTTACTGTAAATCCTTTTGCCATAATTTGGTCAACTTGAAATGTGAATGCATTCAAAGGTAATTATACTACGAGAACCAGTGAATGTCTAGGTCAAAGTTCGGTAACTACGATAGCGTCTCCATCAACCTCCATGTTTATCTCTGTGCCCTCATACCACCCAAACTCAGATATAATCCACTCAGGAACCTTGATGACATACTCCCCAGTTACTGTATCGACTTCTACAGACGAAAAATTTTCTCCGCGATTTTTTTTCATACAAGGTATTTCAGTTTTCATTTTTGTTTTATATAGAAAAACTATGAGTTATATAAAGACCTCGCGAAAGCAAGACTTTATAGATTAGAGGGACCCATGCCTTTTTAAACCGCCGGGGGGCGGCGGCGCGGCGGGGCACTGTGCCACCGCCACGACTGGCACAGGGGATCAGTGTCCCCAGAGCATCCGTGCTACCCGCTCCCGCTTGCGGAGTGGCATCACCCGCTTGTAGGTGATGAACGGGCGCTTGCCGATCTTGTATTCGTAGCGGCGGATCATGCCTTCCGCTGCCATACGCTTCAGGAGAAGCGTTGCGGTTGTGCGTGCCTCCTTAGGCATCCCGAGCGCCTTATTGACCTCGCAGACCCGCAGACCGTGGCGATCCTTGTCTGCATCCATGGGGAGCACGGAGAGCACTGCCCACTCATAGGTAGCGCCGAACTTAGAACGATTGGTGAGAGAAGTGAACATGTCAGGTTGGGTGGTTGACTCCTTAAGTATACACGAAAAGGGGACGGCGTGCGTCCCCTACAGAATCTTTTCAGATTCCATCGTGCCAGGGTGTCCCGAACGATCCCATCATCTCATCGTCTGTAGGTTCCCAGTTCTGCGACTCCTCTTCCCAGACTGCTTCGATCTCCCCGTATTGTTCCTCGGGTACGGTACGCCCGGTGATCTGTTCATGCCAGTCGCAAGCGTCCTCCCAGTCGCATCCGGGATGCTTCTGAATGTATTCACGGAGTGCGGGAAGATCAAGCGGTTCGATCCGGTTGATCCGGGATTCGTAGGCGTCGAGTGAGGTGTTGAAGGCGTCCATGGTGGTTGGTTGGAACTGGAGTAATCATACCATGGATGGGGGGGATTCAACCCCCCGAATCTTAAGAAAATCAGACCTTTGATCCCTGGCAGGATCGTGCCCACACGATGCAGTCGGTGCCGATGATGTCCGGAACCTCACAGCGGGCACTCTCACGGGCAGCAACGAACCAAGCAGGAGCGCCGCAGGAGGGCGGTGTCTGACTGCTGATCACCATTTCATTATCGTGATCAGGCAGGCGTCCGACCCATACGCGGGTGCGGTCGTCAATGGATGAGGCGGGTGAGTAGATCATCGGTTGGATGCGACTGAACAAATAATAGCATAGGTTGGAGGGTCTCCCCTCCCTCCAACCTTAAGAGAATCAGCGGAGTCGGATCCACCCTTGCGCGGCATTCTGACGCCACTCGATCCGTGCCTCTTCTTTAGAGACGCTCAGATACTCCGTGTCAGTGATCATCAGAATCCGACCATCATCGGTCGGTGTGAACGACACTGTGTAACCGAAGTGCGGATAATTGGGGTGCTGCTGAATGTAGGTCTCACTAGTGTGACGACCGTGGTTGTAGGCGAGGAGGGTGTGGGGTGGGTGCATCGGGTTGGTTGCGACTGAAGAAATCATACAGCAATCGATCGCCGTAACGCGAGGTACTCCTGACGCTTTAACCTTTCGTTACGTTCTGCCCAATCGGTGCGGTGTCGGTGCCATTGGGAGAAAGCGTGCTGCCAGGCATCGTGGGCAATTCTGAGGGAAGGCATGATGGCAAGAGGGGATTTATAGAATGCCCAGGCGCTGAAGCGCCCAGGCGGTTACAAGGGTGCTCAGAATGCCACTAGTTGGTCGATGTCCCACTGATCGACCTCGGTTGCGGGTGCTTCGATCCATTGATTGATGTGCTTTGTTGTGGTGACACTGTAACGGGTACGAGTGCGAATCCAACCTCTGCCAGGCACCAGTGCTGCAACCGGGGTCTTGTATGAGAAGAACACGGAGGTTCCGTCTGCCAGATCAACTTGAGTCTTGTTTGCGCCAAGGGATTGAACTTTCATGGTTGGGTGTCGTTTGATTGACTTCTATAAGATACAGGCGGGAGCGGATCTGTGCCGCTCCCTTGTGACAGTGCTTCAGGCGAACACTACCGGACCACGGGTCACGTCATCGCTTGCCTTAAAGTACCATCGCGCCCACTCGTCCTTGGTGCCGACCTTTTCAGGAAACTGTACGTCGGCGGTGCGGGTCGTTGTCTTCCAGCAGGCGACATGCCAACCGGGTAGGCGCTCGCAGACAAAGGACTCTCCAATCGGAACCTCAGCGAACTTAGCAGGGGTGGCGATAACGGGGCGCATGGTGGTTGGTTGCGACTGATCCAAATATAAGGCATTGGGGCGGCAGAAACCGCCCCATGTGACACTTGTCAGACCGCCCACAAATTCTCTTCAATTAGGCGGTCGATCAGTGCCTTAGAAAGTGAACCACAATGCTCACAATGCGTCTCAATTTTAACCTTTTCGTGCAAGTAGTTGTATGCGGTAACGTTATCGTACTTTGCAAAATGCCAGCGGTAAACTGCACTCAAGGTCTGCAAATACTTGCGGAAGACAACATAATCATCATAAGAAGAATGCTTCTTAATCATGTGATAAATGCCCGAAAAATGACGGAAGTCGGGTGTTGTTTTATAGTAACCTTTTTGGAATGTTCGGCAATACTTAAGTTGGTCAATAATCAGGTCAGCGTACTTAACTTCAAAAAACTGTTTGGTAACTGCCAAACAAATGTTATCCAACTTATTTACATCTTCTTCGGAAAGTTGGGTGGGAAGAATGGGAGAAAAGAAAGGTGCCATTTTTGGATCCTTTTAGGTGTTGGGTGTGGTGCGGATTCGGTTGGGTGTGAATCCGATGGGCACAGAATGACCCTTAGGAACGAGGGAGCGCAACCGATAGTAGACACCTCAGAAACTGGCACAGCAGAACCCCATAGCACTCGGATCCCTGGTATCTTATAGGAAATCAAACGAGGCGAGGGGTATCGCTGCTGACGACAATACATCGACACTGATCCTGCCACAAAATAATAACAACGATCCGGCGTGTGCCAGTTGCCAAACTGTCCACTGCTACCCACATTATCCCCTCCAGTGTGCTAGGATGGAGGTAGACGTTGGTGCCGCCCGGTGTACCACATAAAAAAGCGGTCCCGCACCACCAGGACCGCCAGAAAACCCAACCAATATGCTAAAATTATTTGTTTCGTTACTCGCCGGGTGACTTTACGTTTCGTGAGAGGCGAACCCTTTCCTCTCTAGTTAGTATAGCATCTAGTGATGCGTGTGTCTAGTTGTATTGTGTGTCTAGTTACAATGTGTAAGATCTAGACGAGATCTTAGTGATCTCGTCCAAATCTAGTCTAGATCAGGCAGAGACTTTCTGAAGGGTCTCGTTCTTGATAGACTTGTTCACAAAGCGACCAACAGACTGCTCAGGTGCCATGGCGGCAGTCAGGGCAGTGGTGAAGGCAGTCACGTCGTTGACGGTGTAATCGTAGGAGCGACCACCAGTGAAGGTCACGGTCACGGTTTGATCCTCGATGCTGATGTTCTCAACGGCGGAGGAGTTGGAGATTGCGAATTGCATGATAAAAAAAGCGATGGAATGTGATGTGTTTTGAGCGGGATGCATCACCCCCGCTTGTTGTTCTTAGTATAGGATGGGGTCAACCCTGTGTCAACCCCCCTGTGCCAGTTTAGAGATCGTCCATCAGTTCGGTGATTTCCCCTGCATCAACCGCAGGATCATTCCACTTTACACCATCAGGCGTCTCTTTGCTGCCGCACTCATACAGCAACTTTACCAGATCCTGGTACATTCTGCCGAACTTAGCAAGACGCTTCGCCTCATTGTAGAGACCTTCGTCGTTGCCGATCCAGAGAGCGACATTCCAGGTTTCGTAGTTGGCGTAACCGTTCATGAGTTGGTTGGTTTGAACTGAGTCAAATATAAGGGTTTGAAGCGGTGGAGTCAATACTCAGTGGACACTTACCAAACTGGCATATCGTTGTTGTAATCCCGAACATTTACCTCTACTGATTCATCACCCTGTAAGTCCAGGAGATCTGTCCAGTTCAGGTCTTCTAGTGGCAGATCATCGTAACACATAATGTCTAGCGTCACGGTCACAAGGCGCTTCTGTGTGATAGTGTGTGCGGACATGGCGGGTGCGTGCGTGGTGTGCTTATTATATCATGCGTAATGACGATATGCAAGCGCATCATAATCCTGTGTGTCACGCTCGTATTCGTCATCACAGTCTAGATCATCATCCTGTGAGAAGGACTGAATATAAGACTCATAGATCTCGTCTAGATCATAAGACTCATAGTTGGGTGTGTATGTATAGTCTAGATCCCAGTCGTCGTACATAGTTCTCGTCTAGATCCGAACGCTTGTGTATTATAGCACATCTAGTCCGCAATGCTAGACTAGATTCTCATAAGAATATGTATAAGACTTTGCGATTTTATGTGTGGGTTTGTGAATTTTCGCCGCCCTGTGGGTTGACAAACGAGGCGCTGTGTGCTTGCACGCCAAACCCACAAGACCTCAGCACATTTCATAGCATAATAACTCACAAGTAACCCAGAAGTAACTCCCCAGCAACTACAAGGTATCTTAGCAATAAAAAAACAGTTTTATATTTATTATCATATTAAAATGCTATTTTTTAATTACTTCTGTATCAACCGATACTGTTCTATTAGCATCCCAATGCCTAATAACCCCTGCAACAATGAAGGAGTTAGTTACCATATAAGAGACAAAGATAACTGTTCTGACTAACGCAATCCAGTTATCATATTTCTCTGTTTTACTGTCACTGAAACTACCCAGAGAGTATTTCCACACTAATAAAATTTCTTTCACATTACTCTGTTTCTTTCTTTACTACTTCTACCTTTTGATAACCTTTCAATTCTTTCTTTAAGTCTCTAATCTTCTTATCATAACCTTTGAACTTCTTATCATATTGTTTCTTGAACTTATCTTCCTTATCCTGTTGTTGTGTACCTGCGTTAGCAGGGATAGGAGGATTATTCATTAACCTTCGTGCCATACTTGGTACTGGTAACATTCCTTCTGGAATATCCTGTTTTCTATTCCTACGTTGTTGTGCTTCATAAGATCTTCTATCTCTTACTCTCTGTGGTGATGCACCAGTCCTGGGAGGTTGATTACCAGTTGGTTTAGGTACTTCCTGTCCTACCTTTACTCTTACCTTTGCTCTTGAAGGAACAATAGGATCATTAGTTACGTCTCTCAATTCATCTCTAAAGTCTTTCAACTTCTTATCAATCTCTGCTCTCTTCTTTGTTCCTGGTTGTGCCTTACTCTGTCCTAACTGTTGTCTGGTAGCATCAATAGTTTTTCTATTCTCTGCCTTCTCCTGTCTGTACTGTTCTTGTGATCTTGTATCACCTTTCTCTGCTCTTTTCTTTGCTTCTGTATCCTTCTTCAATAGTCTCCCTAACTTAGCACGATCACCTGGTTTTGTGATGTCTAAGTTATTATCCTTTGCCAACTGTCTTCTTCTTTCCTTATCTGCTTTGGATGCTTGTAACATTGTACCAACAGCACCAATACCTGTCATAATCTTTGGCACTAAGTTACTACCTGCTTTGATTGCCATTGAGGCAACACCTTCATTTACTTTCCCGAACTTATTAACTAAACGTTCCCGACGTTGTATGCTACTAAGTACCTCTCTTCCTCTTCTGTTAATAACAGGTGCAATGTTTTGATCGTATCCCTGCGCCATTCTTTGCGCTGTTGATTGTACTGGTGCTGCTGGTGTAGGTCCGCTTGCGGGAGCAGTAGGTGTTTTAGCACTACTGCGTAGCAGCGCAGTATCAACCTTCTGCATGAAGTCTTTGAACGTTGTTTGAGTTCCAGTCTTCAAACCTTTTTCCCCTGCTTCATATCTTTGCTTTGCAGTTGGGGCGGATGGTTTAGGTTGTACTGTGGGTTTCGGAGTTGCTACTCTTTTTGCTTGTGAGTCTACAAATCCCTTATTCCTTAATTCACTCTGGAAGTTACGAATAGCACGGAAGTCTGATGAAGTTTTAGGGGCGCTGATCTGATGTCCCAGATTATCTCTGAACTTTAGATGCTTTCCCTTACTTGTCACCAACTTCGCACCGTATCTCTTCGCCATGTTGATGAATACCATCATGGCCTTTGTGTATCCTTCGTTGATATTATGCTCTTTCACGGCGCGACTCGTCTCGGAAAAACCTCGGAAGTATTTATTGAATATCTAAGTATCTCCCAGATTGTGACTTATACTCTGAGAAGTGATCTTCTCTACGGTTTTTCACATACTCTAATTCATCCCAGAACCATGTCTGACATACTACCAGACAATGAATCTTTTTGTGCTTTTCATTCTTTGTGTACTCACACTTTGGTTTGTCCTTGACACCAACCTCTATCGTGATGTAATCATTCCCTTTGTAATACACCCATCCTTCAACATTCTTCCACTTGACATAATCATCAACGACGGGTGTATATTCAGACATTCAACTCCTTACCCATAGGAAATGCTTTCAGACGATTGGGGTTGTATCCTTCTCCCAGGTATTCTTCCATACGTTGTGCTGCATCAGCACGACTCAGATTTACATCCTTTTCTGTTACTGGTGCCCAACCATTCGTGCCGAACTCACACACCTGATACTTAATTTCTTTTTCCATGATTGTTAATTTGACGCTCCAATTCGTAATAGACTTTAGTAAGATTCAAATTCATATATGGGAAATACTCATTACCCTTCAACAGTTCTTGTAGATTATCTACCTGTATCCGGGCAATGAGTAGTTTTTCAATCTCTGTCACACAAACTCCTGCATGTAATAATCAACGGTCACTTCATGCTCTGCTGCCTTACGTTCGTAAAACAACCTTGCCTCTTCACGATGCTTTTGTTCTTCAATCGCAGTTTCAGACTGTTGCATAAAATCGTCAAATGCTTTCATAAACATTTCAATGTCTTGTTCGTTCATGATAATGTCAAAAAGAGGGTTCACAGTCATAACTTAAACATACAGTGGACTTATCCATGTTATCATAAAATACCTTGAGTCGGTCGTGCAATGCTCTTGAACTACCGAACTCTCTGGCAATCAGATTTTCATCTCCATGATCTAAACTCTGTAGGGCAGATAGAATGACTCCTAATTCATGAACATTGAGTGAAACACTTTTTTCATGCGTAGTGGTCATAATCTCTCAGGCGAACTACATGAGTAATTATATCACTTTCCGCACCCGTAGTCATCTGCTGTTGCTTCCAGTTCACTGATGCTGGGTTCCAAAAGTTCAGGGTAGTAGTCTTTTACTTCTGTTACCAACTCTTCGTCACTGTATGTTTCAAGATTCTGCTCCATCGTATCATAAACAAACTGATACATGCTCTTATGATCCATACCATCAATGATGCTTTCGATGTAGTCGTTTTGCAGTTGATCGCGGTCCATGATTTTGGAGGGATAAAAGATCAGTAATCGTAGTTGGAGTTAATGTATTCTTCTACATCAAACTTGTCATCTTGCATCTCCGGGATGTCATAGATTTCATCAGAGGTTTCCATGAGGTCGCGGAGGATCAGGTCTTCGTTGTTCATTGGTTTGTTTGAACTGAACTTAGTATAAGGGTCAGGCGTGACCTGGGTGGATCTGTTGTTCCAGTTCCTCAAGTGTCACACCTGCATCAGCAAAGGCATCAGACACAATGCCGCACAATGCAGTAATCTCAAAGTCACTGAGATCCCAAAGGTCACCAGCAATTTGGATCTGCTCTTGAATGTTCTCTGAAATGGTGAGAAGTTTGGTCAGTTCTGTAGCGTTCATCAGACTAGCTCCTGCTGTTGTTGCATAAGTTGTTCTTCTGTGACTTCATCCACACACTCTTGAATCAGAGTGTAAATGTAGTCAATGTTGCCAACATCATCAAAGATGCGTTCAATGACTTCAGGGTCTTCAACATTGTTTTCATAGTCAATCTCACCATCTTCATCCTTCAAATGACAATCGTGCTTGGTGTAAATCCATGCGGCACAATGTGCATCTTCACCCTGTTGTTCAATCATTTGATTGACACGTTGCTGAAGTTCTTTGAGTGTGTAGTTCATTTGGAAACCTCAAATGTGGGAATGACGTTGATCTCAATCCAGTTAGGATACTTCTCCATTGCCCACTTCTCCAGTTTGGTATTGTGGGATTTGATGCCCTTCTGGGTTTTGGGTCTGGTGGGCATTGTCCGGAAGACTGACAGGGTTCCCTCGTCAGTCCTCACAGATACCAGATACTCGGCAGTGGTGGTGTTCATCAGAAGATGTTGGTCCAGCGATCGTGTTGGATGGCGCTGATGCGTCCTTCCTTCAACAGGTTATCACAGACTTCGCAGAAGACTGCAAACTTTTCGGTGCGGGTGAGTTCGTATTCTTGAGCAGCTTCGCAAGAACCGATGATTTTGAGAACGTTTGCTTTGAGCATTGGGTTGGTTCCCTTGATTACTCTGTAATCATACAGGTGCACACAGTCGGTTGGCGAACGCAGTGGACGGTTCCTCAACTGGCACACCAAATGTGTCAGTCAACCACCAGTTGTATAATCTCTCCTCTTCTTCCCGTGCCTCAACTTCATGTGGTTGATGCCAATAGTCCCAATTTTCTACTGGTGTTTTACAATAACACAATTTTCCATAACGATGACGCAGTGAACCACGGATCCACTGCGCCAGGTGCGTCAGTTCATGCAAAAGAGTTTGAATATACAACTCTTTGGTCATGTAGGTGTCAAGTTCAATCAGAAAGTCACGAGGGCGATAAGGATCTGCCCATGATGCAACATCACAATATCCACGAACAAGTTCTTCTTTCAAATCACGGTGCTCAATTTGCACTTCAATTTTGTGACGTGGAAAGAAGTTATTCAGAAACCAGGAGGTAACATCCTCACAGAGTTCTTCAGAATAACCGTATCCAGAATGAGTGATGAAAGACATGTGCCCCAGTGCATTAACCAGACGAATGAACCAACGAAGATGAGTTTTTCCTTAGATGTCATCAACCTCCAGCAGCAAAAGTCCAAAGAATAAGAACAGACATTAACATTGCTGGCATCAAAAGTAATACCAACATTTGAAGATCAGGAATTGTCATCGGAAGTAGTAAACAAACCCAGGGAAAGTCATCAATCCAAGTAGAGCACCAAAAGCAATCGGTGCTGGTGCCATTGACACCATGTAAATAACTCCTGCAAAGAATGGAACTACAAGTCCTACGGCAAGAGAATACTTTGCCGCTTTCAGGAGTTGTCGTTTTGTGAAAGTCATGATTAGCGAAGATAGAGATAGGCACCTGCCCAGTCAGCACGGGAGAAGCACTCCTCGCGACTGGAGATGATGTTCAGATTATACCGTGCAATCTTAGCAGGTGCCTTGTAAGATGCGGGTTTGAAGACTTCACCAGTTTTCTTGTTGATGAAGGCATGGCAGGAACGTCCACCATAGGTACGGTTGTCAACCTCCCAAATCTTGTGATACTTGCGACCGGAGGAATCCACTTCAAAGGAGAAGTCACACTCGCCTTCATTAAGTTTGGCAAGACGCTCCTGAGCGTAGGGAGAATCCATGGTCATCAACCTCTTCTTAGAATGGTTGATGTAGTCCTCTAGCAGGTGGTCGCAGAGCTCCCAGCAATACTTGGTGATGTTCAGTTCAATGGCGTTCCGTGCATCCTGCTGGGCGACGAAATCAGCGAACTCAGTGGTCATGGTGTCAACCTGTGAATGAACTTATTGTAGAGGCACACAGGTGCCTCTCAGAGGGTCTGTGTGCCAGTTATGCAACTGTCCCAGCAGGGATCTCAACCTTTTCAGGTTGCTTATCATCATCAAATTGATTCATCTTCCTACAGACCCATTTGTTATTGACAGTCCAGATGTAAGCATACTCTTCATTGTTCTCTTTTTTAAGAAAATCAAAGATGCTTTCATCATATCGTGGTGCATTTTCCTCAAGAGATTCACCACGGGAAGTATAGTATTGAGGACCAGTTTCAGGCAGAGTTTCATTATTCCAGCCCACATTAGTATGCAGAGAGGAAATGTTACCACCGTTAATCAGGTCAGCAACCTTTTCAGGAGTGTTGTAGAACTCACGGAGAACACGTCCGTTGAAGGAGGGATAACCATCCCAGTGACAGTAGACTGACAGGATGCTGTCGTCTTTGAGTTGGATGCCGATGCGAGAGCGAGTTCCCATGATGAAGAAAGTGTAAGAGAGGCGGACACCTGTTTGTCGGTGCCTCTTACTGTTTTGCCTCTCAGTGTGTTGTCTCGGGTCTCCCCTTGACTTCTTTAAGATAAGGCATCCATCAGTGGATTGCAACCCTCTTGTGCCACCTCTCCAACTGGCACAGCATCATTGATTCTCTGCTCAGCAATGGCAAAGTATTTTTCATCACTCTCCATTCCGATGAACTCCCTACCAGTTTGAACACACGCAACACCAGTTGTGCCACTTCCCATAGTGTTGTCCAACACAGTGTCACCAGGGTTAGTGTATGTTTTGATTAGGTATTCCATCAGTTCTACAGGTTTCTGTGTCGGATGCAATCCCTTTTCCTGTTTGAACTTCATCACAGTCTTCGGGTAGCGTGATCCTTCAGGATTGTCCCGATGCTTAGACTGAGCAGATCCATAGACTTCACCGATCTTGCTGGTGTCAGAGGAGAACCCACCATACGGTGTAGAATACCACATCTGTGGATTGTATGTGGGTTTCTTACGATAGAAAACTAGAACGTTCTCATGAGACTTCAGAGGCATCACCTTAGCGTTCATGGGATTAGTGCCTTGAGGTTTCTCCCAGATCCATTCATACTTGAAGTGATCTAGATTGGATGCTGCCAGAATCGTGGTAAATGGTTGAGCAGCAGTGAACACCATTGCACCATCTAGTTTGCAGATCCTGTTGTACTGCTCCCACAACTGATCTAGTGGAATAATGCTGTCCCACTTACATGCAGTGGTTCCGTAAGGAAGATCCACGAGAACCATGTCAACCGAATTGTCGGGGATCTGGGGAAGCAGATCTAGGCAATTCCCAAGTAAGAGGTTCACCATTCGGTCACATGCTTGATGAAAGAACATTGTAGCAGATAGGGCACCTTTGTGCAAATGTAGTCATCATTACCAATGCTCTTACCACCCTGCTGTGCAGAAAAGCAATTATGCTCAGATTCAAGATGCTTCAAAAAATCTTCTTTAGTAAACCAAAAAAAGCGACAATCTTCTTCCTTTTTATTGATACCGCAGAATACCAATCGCTCCCAATCTTTATCCTTGGAAACGTGATTGATAATAAAACTATCTGTTGTCACTCCACCATTTTTGTCACGAGTGGCGAGAGAAAACTTAATCTCAGTAAGAATACTATCAATTATGCGATCATGCCCAGATGTGGAACTTTTAGCGCGTTTAACATCACACAAAAGAACATCTTTGAAAAACTTTGACACAAATCTCTCACCAAATTCACCTTTTTGTTTTGGAGACATGTGAACATATCCCTCAAAAGGTGTATTTACCCAAGGATCTTTGGCATTTTGACCAATGTAGTCTTGGAGAGACCCATCCTCAAAAAGAACAGTAAACATTGCGAAGATGTTTGATAGTCAAAGTATAAAGGCACCTCAGATCACTGGGGTGCCTCTTGTGCCAGTTAATTAACTGGTCTTGTTTTGATAGTAAGTGCTCTCACACTTGTAGTAGATTCGTAATTGGATGAACTTTGGATCTTTGTATTCGGTTTGTTTTGGTTTACAGTATTGTCTGTTTGGATTGCGATGGATTAAGATGTGATCGTATTTGGATGGACTCATAAATTACCTGAAGGCAATTTATATAGCATCAGTTATCGTGCATTTTACACTCTGGTGCGCCAGGTTCTTGGTCACAATATAATTCAAGTGGTGAGGGATCGTGATGATCACCAGCTTCAATCTCTTCTTTGTGGTGTTCTACCCACTCTTCAAGATCATGAAGTTCACTTTCAATGTGGCGACGTTGTTGAGGGTTGGTAGTAGGATCCTCTAGAATCTTCTTATCAACCTCAATATGCTTTTCTACGCTGTCCATTGGGTTGTTTGTAATATGATGTACTTATTTATTTTAGTCAGTCGTCCATAGGATTGCAAGTGCGCCAGTGTTTACCAGCACCCTTAAGTCTTGAAACCAACTCATCAGCGAACGCTTCCATCTTATCGGGGTGAATTTGCTGGATTCCTGCCTCTTTTACAGCATTTTCAATACTATCAACCTCGTTTTGGTCAAGTTTTCTACCGTTTGATGGAAGTGTCATAGGGTTTCTGCCTGTACTGATGTATTTTAGCGTTTCCGCATAAAACTAATTAGATACTTAATCTTTTCTTTGGGATTGGTTTACAGGACTTAATGGTTCAATAGAATCCATTTCCTTCCAAATACTTTCAAAATCACATGGATACCATGCTCCATAAACTTCTGGACTGTACCAGAAATCTTCCCAATCTCTAGGTGAGTTTGTAACATCTTCAATGTTCTTCTGCATCCAGTCCCTCCTTTATTGCTGCCTCAACGAAAGTCTGAATCTCCTTAGATGTCATCCCATTTAAGAAACTCCATGTAGGATCTTCTTTGTCCCATTCAAGGGTGAATGTGCCATCTTCATTTTGATTGACTTTCAGACTATCAGCATCCATTTTTATTGAATTGTTTACGGCATTTTTTTACTTCTTTCATCTCATCTTTAATCATCTGATAAGCATCCTCAGCAGAGATACGTTGAGACAATTCCATGGCACAGATAACTTCAACACGAGTGCCGAAATGTTTCAGTGCTTCTTCAAAACAATTAAGTTCTTCATACATCAGAGTTTGCCACCAACAACACCACTATTTACGACTCTGGTGTATTCTTCAAGGGAACCATCTTGGAGACACATTAGATGCCACCTAGTCATTTTAAGAACATCTTCATAGTGCATTCCAGTAATAAAGTGAGCACCATAAGGTTCTTTCAAGATAGAGGTATGAAGACCGAATCTTGTCTTTTTGATATAGAAAGCATCATCAATCCAAACAACATCTTCAGGGATGTTTTTTTCTATCGTGCCACCAAGAGAAGTGGAAAGTTTAGGTTTATTCGTCGCCGTCTGAATCATCAGTTACCTCAGGTTCTGGAAGTGTGACACCAGTTTGTGTCAAGTATTCAATAGCACCAGTTACTTTGTAAAGTGTTTCTCTGGTGCGCTCTAAAGCGAGAGCAAGATCTTCTCTTTGCTTGAGAAGATTTTTAAGGTGTTCTTGTTGTTCAGTCATCATTCTCCTTTTGTTTGTTGAAACCGAATGGTCCTTCTTTGTCTTCTAAAGCAAGTTTAAGTGCGACACCACCAACTGCTTCCATCACTTTCAGAATGTCTTCTGCCTTGGCATCTTCACCAAGTTCTTTTGCGATGTACCAATACTTAGGCCAGAAAGTTTCACCTGCCTTTTGATAATCTTCAAGTGTAAGTAGTTTCATTCTTCTGTATCAGTTGTAGGTCTTTGGTTTGGTCGCTTCAACTCTGGATGTGGAGCATACAGTGGACCCTCATAATTTCCTGCAAACTTAGGTCTATTAAGTTTTTCAAGTGCTGCAAGAACTTCTGGAGTTTCTTCCCACTCAAAAGTATCTCCACTTTTAGTAGTATGCTGTCTGGTAGTCATGAATAAAACTCCCTAGCGTTTTTAAGTGTGGTAAGCAAGTGCATGTTACCTTTGAAGTATCCTAGCACAATAAACCCTATTGTGGCAAGTATAACGAACACAAAAGATACTACACCTCCCCAAGGTTTCTTATCATCAAGCATCTTTGAGTTTGTCTCGGAGATCCATTACTTTGTTTACCTCATCCACAGCAGCAGACATCCTCACGGAAAGAATATCCATTAGGTCGCCGTGAATGACTTCATTTTCAACATAGTCATCAAAATACTTATCCAACGCCTCTTTTAGGTATCTTTTACGATGCCACTCTGGCGAGTAGGGTTTGTAGTCCATGATGCAAGTTTATTATGAAGGTAGTATAGCACTATCTATTCCGTGGGTCAAGTCCCATGTCCTTAAGATATTGTATCCACCAGTCTGGATCTTTAATCTGTCTCCAGTTTGGAACTGGTAGGTTGTTCTCTACAGTGTAATACTGATAGAGTGCATCATCTATAGTCTGTGCGACTTCCATATTCTTCTTCCTCCTCATCAACGTCTGCATATGCGTCTGCCACATAAGGTCCGTGTGGTTTTTTGGATTCTGCTCTGACATAGTTTCGCTCGTCGTTTACTGCGGAAAACCACACTGCTACCTTCATTACAATCCAAATCGCCGCTAGTGGTGTGAAACAAGCAATTAGGATGACAGGATTCATAAGAACATTCCCTTTTCGTTCATGTATTGAAGTGTTTCCTTTAACCCACCAATATGTCTGAAACCAACATTGACTTGTGGGTATTCTGCCTCTTCTCCAAACTCCTCAACAAAACCTCTCTGAGAGAAGTGTTGATTTAATTTATATACATGAATCTGGAAGTTGAGTTTTTCCAAGAGTATTTTGGCGCGTTCACACTCTTGGTTGCCATTAGAATAGATTACTGCATCCATTACTTTTTCTCCTCGTATTCGATGACGATTCTTTTGTAGTCTCTGCCAGTATGATCTACACAGGTGATGTGAACCAATTTACCACCCAATGCGTCTGCAATTTCATGTAACTTGCTCCAAGGAATTTGCTTCTCAGTCATTGCTCTCCTCTATCCACTTATCTATTTGGTCTTGAGTAGGAACAATGATTCGGAAGGCAAGACCTTCCTCCTCAAACTCCTCATTCATTTTTTCATAAGTTTCTGGTGTAATCTTTTCAAACATCGTACTTAGTCCACAACTTACGAATGTTTTGGGTGATAGGCATACCACCAACATAAGTCTCCAAAAGTTCTCCATCACCATCAGCAATGACAAGAACAGGAGTGGCAGTCACACCATACTTTTTAGCGAGTGCAAGATTTTCCTCAGGAATGGGTTCATTACTGAAGTCATCAAGATAAATCTCTTCAATAACACTATCGCGTGTGTCTTGAAGAGCAGTGATATACTTCTTGACCAGACCACATGGTCCGCAAGATTCTTTTGTGAACATCAAAAACTTAGTCACGTTGCCTCCAATCATCAGGTTTATCACGTTGAAACCAATCAACAATTTCATCAGCACCATCAAACCCCGTTTTATGATTGGATGGGTCGGGGTCACCTAACCCCATCCTATTCATAAAAT